AGAAAAAGAAACTTATAAAATTACTAAAGATGAATCTAATTAAACTTTGGAAAGAAAAAGGAAAAATATTGGAGGGTGTAAAGAACAGTATTTTTAAACAAGAGCATATTGAAGAGATTGCTGCATTAAGAATGGCAATATGTAAAGATTGTTCTTTCTTAGATAATGAAGGAACCAAATGTTATATGGCAGGTACACAACCATGTTGTGGTGAATGTGGCTGCAAGTTGTCATTTAAAACAAGATCAATATCATCGTCTTGCCCTAAAGACAAATGGAGTGCAATAGCTTCAGAAGAAGAAGAAGAAGCAATTATTAATAGTATTAAAGACTAAGCCATGTTATCTTTTGAACCAGAAAATCATAAATATAAATCACTTGATCCAAATGACACTATTGATTGGGTAAGTGTAACAACTGTTATTGGTTATTTTAAACAACCATTTGATAGTAAAGCTATTGCTAAAAAGAGTTCTAAGAATAGTAAGAAATGGCAAGGATTAACACCTGAAAGAATAAGAGAGATTTGGAAAGCTGAAGCAAAAAGAGCTACTGATTTAGGTACATGGTATCATGATCAGAGAGAACATGACTTAGTTTCTTGTGACACAATTAATCGTCATGAAGCTATACTACAAGTTGTAAAACCGCTTGTTAATGATAAGGGATACAAGGTATCTTCTTCACAGAAATTATTATCTGGAATATATCCAGAGCATTTAGTATTCTTACGTTCTATAGGTATATGTGGACAATCTGATTTAGTTGAGATTGCGCATGGTCTTATACATATTACAGATTACAAAACAAACAAAGAAATTAAGATGCAATCATATGTGAATTGGGAAGGTATTTCACAAAAAATGAATCATCCTGTATCACATCTAGATGATTGTAACTACTTTCACTATGCATTACAGTTATCTGCATATATGTATATGATACAAAAACATAATCCTACATTGAAACCTGGCAACTTGATTCTGCATCATATATTATTTGAAACAGATGGTGAAGATGCTTATGGATATCCAATTGTAAGTAGAACAGAACAAGGTGATCCAATAGTAAAAGAAGTAATACCATACGAGTTACCATATTTAAAGGATGAGGTAATAACAATTTTTCAGTGGATCAAAGATAATAAAGATGAAATTTTAAATTTTTCAAAAAACAAAAATAATGATTAAATTATTTGACATACAAAATGGTGTACTTATTCCAACAGAACATTGTTACGCATTAAAAGTTCTTAAAGATATAATGGACACATACCCAGATGATTACATGAAAGTATATCAATATCTATTTTATATGTCATGCCCAAATCCAGTTGTTAATCCATTTTTTGATGTACTAGAACATGAAAAAGAAGAACTTATACTTAATCAGTTACAATCAGAGTTTTCCACAGAAGATGATGAAATTATTGTTGCACTTGCATTTTGCAAAAAGCTTTATGAAACTCCTACATACAGGGCTTATATGGGTATTAAATCTATGCTGGATCGTCTTGCAAGTTATATGGAACAAACATCAATTCAACATGGTCGTGATGGTAATATCACAGCTGTGGTTAATGCTGCAGCAAAGTTTGAACAGATTCGTAGTTCTTATAAAGGAGCTTATAAGGACCTTATGGAAGAACAAAAAAGTCATGTCAGAGGAGGACAAAACCTTGCATACGATCAAATTTAAGAATATGGAACAGTATATGTTTATAGTAAAAGTAGAACACATTTCAGAAGGAAAAGTAATTCAAAGAGAATTACCTTGTGTACCTGGAAAAGGTGACTGGATAGAAATAGGAAAAGAAAACTATGTAGTAAAAAATGTTTCATGGAATTTTAATGATAGAAGAACAGTTACTTTACTTGTAGATAGACCAAAATTTTAATATGTATAGAGAAATACCTACATATGATTATGTATCAGGTGAATGGAGTTATACTTCATTTGAAACTCAAACTGATTTAGTTAATTATTTAGAGACCATATTTAAAGAGCCAGGTAAGTATGCGTTTGATGAATGCTCATTACTCTTTAATGCAGAAGGTAGAAAGTTTAATAAACATAAAGTATATTGTTTAGCTCCTGAACGTTCAAAAGATTTTATAAACTATTGGGAAACTGAAAAGGAAAAGTGTAGAAAAGGAGTAATATATAAAAACAAAGATAAATCATGGTATCTACCACGAGATTATTATATGTGGATAAACTTCTTACCTATATATAACAAGGAAGTAAAAAGGTTTACATTTGCAGATGTACGTGATGCACAGTATCATATGGCTCTGTACGAAGAATTAGCACAACTAAAAAATAAACATGCAGCAATCTTGAAAAAACGTCAGATTGCGTCATCATATTATCATTCAGGTAAGATTATTAATCTGTTTTATTTTGAAGAGGGTTCTGTATCTAAAATGGCAGGATCTCTTAAAGACTATATTAATGAGAAAGGTACATGGCGTTTTTTAGAAGAGTATCGTAACTTTTTAAATAAACACACTGCATGGTATCGTCCATGTAATCCTGATAAGGTTCTTAACTGGGAACAAAAAACAGAAACTACTCAAGGAGGTAGAAAGGTAGACATTGGTTTAAAATCTGTAATCATGGGTGTAGTTCTTGAGAAAGATCCAACAAATGGTGTAGGTGGTCCATGTACTTTATTCTTTCATGAGGAAGCAGGAATTGCTCCCAAGATGAATATAACACTTGAGTACTTACTACCAGCCATGCAATCTGGTATGGTGTTTACAGGTATGTTTGTAGTTGCAGGATCTGTGGGAGATTTAGATCAGTGTGAGCCATTAAAGGAACTTATATTAAATCCTGATTCTAAAGACATTCTAGCTGTTGATACAGATTTACTTGATGATAAAGGTACAAGAGGATTGTGTGGTTTGTTTATTCCAGAACAATGGTCTATGCTTCCATGTATAGATACTTATGGTAATTCTGATGTAGAGAAATCATTAGAAATGATATTATTAGAAAGAATTGAATGGAAGAAGAAATTAAAACCAGAAGATTATAGACTGCGTATTTCTCAGAAACCTATTAACATCAAAGAAGCATTTGACTATAGAAAAGATGCAAGATTTCCAGAACACCTTGTTTCTCAACAGATTAAACGCATTGAAGAGAAAGAATATCCAATGGAATTTGTTGATTTGATTTGGGAAGATGACAAGATTGTACAAAAGTTTACACGCAAGTTGCCAATAATGGAATTTCCCATTTCACCAAAAACAGAAAACAAAGAAGGTGTAATTGTTATTTATGAGAAGCCAATAGAGAATCCTAAATTTGGAACATACTATGCTTCTATTGACCCTGTGTCAGAAGGTAAAACAACAACATCAGAATCATTGTGTTCTATATTTGTGTACAAGACTGCACAAGAAGTTACTGTTCATAAGAAAGATGGTTCTATAGAGTCACATATTGAAGGAGATAAAATAGTTGCATCATGGTGTGGACGTTTTGATGACTTAAAAAAAACACATGAAAGACTTAAACTAATTATAGAGTATTACAATGCTTGGACATTAGTGGAAAATAACGTACACTTGTTTATTCAGTATATGATATCAGAACGCAAGCAAAAATATCTTGTACCAAAAAACCAAATTATGTTCTTAAAAGAACTTGGAAGTAATAATAATGTTTATCAAGAATATGGTTGGAAGAATACAGGTGTGTTATTTAAATCTAATCTTGTGTCATACGCTATTCAATTCTTAGAAGAAGAGACGAATGTAGCAACAAAAGCTGATGGAACAATTACTAGAGTAACGTATGGGGTAGAAAGAATACCAGATATTATGTTACTTAAAGAAATGCAAGCATATAGAGATGGACTAAACGTGGATAGACTTGTTGCGTTTTGTGCATTGGTTGCTTTTGCTAAAGTTCAAGAATCAAATAGAGGTTTTGCAAAAAGAATAGATCATGAAAATCCTGATAGTTTGCAAAATTCAAATAAAAATACTAACTTATTTATGAGTCCCTTTCGTCACATGGGTAATTCTGTTAATAGTCCAGAATCAGCAATGATGAGAAAGCCTAGGAATCCATTTAAAAACATGAAGTAATATGAAAATATTCAATGCGTTGCAACTTAAAAATGGTGCAAAAGCTGATGCTAACAGAATGGGAACATTCACTCAACCTGTTCAATTTCTAAATGCAAAAGACAAAGATGAAGCATGGGGTGCTTGGAATATGGATTGGTATGAGATGCAAGGTCTTCAACAAATTCGCAGAAATGCTAGACGTTTGCTAAAAAACTACAAGTTAGCAAATGGTATTATTGATAAAACAGATTATATTGTTGAGGAGAATAATGACATGGCAGAACTTATTGATGTTTTGACAAAAGAAGATGCATCAGCATTTGAGTTAAAGTTTTTTCCAATTATACCCAATGTAATAAATGTTATGGTTGGTGAGTTTGCCAAACGTAATGATAAAATTATGTATAAGTCAGTTGATGATACTTCATATAATGAGATGCTTGAGCAAAAAAGAGGAATGGTTGAACAAACATTACTTGCTGGAGCAGAGATGAAAATGAAGATGCAAGTTGAATCAATGGGTCTTGATCCAAATAATCAAGAGCAACAACAACAGGCACAGCAAATGATGTCACCTGAAAATTTAAAAACATTGCCAGAGATTGAAGAGTTTTTTAAGAAGAACTATAAGTCAATGGTTGAAGAATGGGCATCACATCAGCATGCTGTTGACACAGAAAGATTTCACATGAAAGAGTTAGAAACTCTTGCGTTTAAAGATAGTCTTATTGCTGATAGAGAATTTTGGCATTTTAACATGTTAGAAGATGACTATGAGGTTGAGGTTTGGAATCCTGTTATTACATACTACCACAAGTCTCCAGGAGCAAGATATATTTCTCAATGCAATTGGGCTGGTAAAATTGATTTAATGTCACCAGCTGATGTTATTGATAAATATGGTTATCAGATGAATGGTGATCAGTTAAAAAGTTTAGAAGCAATATATCCTGTTAAAGCTGCTGGTTATATTTTGCCAGGTGTTCAAAATGATGGTTCTTTTTATGATGCTACACGTTCTCATGATTGGAATGTTGATGGTCCTTCATTAGGGATGCGTCAGTTTACATCGTATAGAGATACAGTAAATGGTTCTGGTGATGATATTATTTTAAGAATTTTAGCTGAATCAGAAGATATGGTGGATTTTGATAATACTGGTTTACTACGTGTAACAACAGGTTATTGGAAATCTCAAAGAATGGTTGGACATCTTACACGCATAGATGAGCAAGGTATGCTTACTGATATGATAGTTGATGAGAACTATAAAGTGACAGAAAAACCACTTTATGATACAGCTGTAATCAAAGTAAAATCAAGAGAAACTTTATTACTTGGTGAACACATTGATTGGATATGGATAAATCAAACATGGGGTGGTGTAAAAATTGGACCTAATAGACCAACATTTTATGGCAACACAGATAACATGAATTTTTCTCCAATTTATTTAAATGTAGCACCTACTAAATTTCAATTTAAAGGAGACTTTACATTATATGGTTGTAAACTTCCAGTAGAGGGTGCAGTATTTTCTGATAGAAATACTAAGTCACGTTCTTTGGTAGATAAAATGAAACCTTATCAAGTTGGATACAATCTTGTAAATAATCAAATTGCTGACATTTTAATTGATGAGTTAGGTACTGTTATCATGTTGGATCAGAATGCATTACCACGTCACTCAGCAGGAGAAGATTGGGGACATGGTAATTTTGGTAAAGCGTATGTGGCAATGAAAAACTTTGGTATTTTACCTTTGGATACATCTATTACAAATACTGAGAACGCTCTTAATTTCCAACATTATCAAGTACTTAATCTAGAACAAACAAATAGATTAATGTCAAGAATACAATTAGCTAATCATTTTAAACAACAATGTTTTGAAACAATTGGAATATCAGCTCAACGTATGGGTGCAGTAAACGCACAAGAAACAGCACAAGGTATTGAACAAGCTATTAATCAAAGTTATTCTCAAACAGAAATGTATTTTGTACAGCATTCAGAATATCTTATGCCACGTGTTCATCAAATGCGTACAGACTTAGCACAGTATTATCAATCTAATAAGCCAAGTCTAAGGTTGCAGTATATGACAACTATGGATG